TTCTAATGGTATACTAATAGTATATTCACAGAAGAAAAATTAAAGTTGACAAGCTGCGCAAGACGATGTACAATACAATGACTGTCGTACCCAATCTTAACAGATCTGGCCTGTACTGGTAGTCAGTGAGATTAGACTTATTGGAGAATATATGAAACTGAAACGTGGTCAAAAACTTTGTAAGAATTGTAATAATACTAATGGCGCTAGGGCGCATGTTTGTAAAAACTGTGGTCATGAGTTTGTTGCTAAAACTGAAGGCACGAAGGTTGGTAAGACTAAGCGTAGAAAGAAGCTGAAGAAGTATACTACGGTAGACAACTGGAAGGAACTGGTTAAGGGCGATAGAATTAAGGTTGTACGTGGTACTGGTACGTACTATGTTAATGACGCTGGGGATAAACAGTATCTTGCTGACGCTGGTATATACAATGTTATTTCTAGTGACGATAAGGGCTTGACTGTATATGCCAACGATGGAGGATTCGGGTATATCTATATGGGACCAGAAGAACCATCATCTACTCTGCCAAATGTATTTAGGAGTCCTCATAAAGTACTAAAAGTCAACATTCCTGAGCGAGTTTAATATTGGGGCAATTTGGTCCAAATATTACATAACAAGGCCGCTTATTTCTATAATTAGGCCCATTTTGGGTCAAATTAGATAGGGGTGAATATATGGTAACAAAGAAAGAATTCTTCACATACATGTCTTCTATATACAATGAAGACTTTCAAGATGATGATGTATACAAAACTTTCAAGTCTATTATTAAAATCAAAGACCGGGATCAAATTAAGCAATTAAAAGAACTCACTTTGATGAACAAGCGTGAGAGATTACTATATAGACACTCATTAGCGGCTAATGGTAAGGAACTCACACCAAGACAAGTAGACCAGTATATCAGCATGGTTGAACTGGCTATAGAACAAATAGACTAATCTCCAATAGACCCTAGGGATTACTTCAATAGTACCTCTAGGGTCTTTCTCTATACATACAGTACACACTCTACTCTCCTACCCTAGTACCATCTCAAAAGGAAATGGATATCCAATATTTTATTATTATGTGAATTATCCACGTTATAATCAAATATTTATCCTCCCCTATATATGAGTGTGTTGTGTATGGTATCCTTATATGTATTCTTATGTATGTATACTGTGTTTATAGGGGTTTATGAGCGTTGTGATCCTTGCTATAACTACCCGATTTTGACCCATTTGGGTGTATATTATAATGGATATATTAGGGTAAACAGCCCACAGAAAAATCCATTAAAGAATACTAAAGGGGAGAAAAACCCACAAATCGGAGAGAAAAAAATGATATCAAACCAAGAAAATAATGAGATAAAGCAGCAGATGGATGTTGTTATATCTGAGCTAGAAAAGCTTGGGGTATCCGCTAGTAGCCATAGTAATAATACTGAGGGGCTTGGTGACGTTGTTGAAAATGTATTGAAATCTGTAGGTATAACAGAAGAACGATTCAAGCAATGGTTTGGATTAAGAGAGTGTAATTGCTCTAAAAGAAAAGCTTGGCTAAATAATCTGTTTAGTTGGAAGAAAAATCAGACTCAAGGTTGACAATCCGTTTTGACGATGTACAATCCTACTGGTAGAACACTATAATACAGTAGGAGTACAAATGCGATACGGTCTATGCTGCATATCTCTTGAATTACAAGAGCTTGACGATCCCATAAAATTTCAAACCATGACATACAAGCGGTTTTCATCGCTTGATCGTGAAGATGCCCTAGAAATTCTGGGCGACCGCATTCTCAACAATATGCGTGTCACGAACTCTATTATGCAGCATTGTGCTAAACATAATATGGTTTATCGTATTTCTAGTGATTTATTCCCCCTTATTACATATGACGAAGCCAACATTGACTTAGAGGATTTGCCAAATTATGACGATATTCAAGAAAGTTTTGATACTATTGCGGAGACTATTTCCAGTAATATGTTGCGTATTTCTTGTCACCCTAGTGAATTTAATGTGCTGGCTTCCACAAACCAAAAAGCAGTCGAAAAGTCCATCACAGAACTTAATTTCTATTCTTCATTCATGGACAGAATCGGATGCCCAGCAGACTATCGATCCCCAATGAATCTCCACGTTCATAATAAGCATGGAACCCATAGCGAGATCATAAGTCGTTTCATGCAGACGTTCAACAGTTTAGATGACAATTGTCGATCTAGGCTTGTTATTGAGAATGACGATAAAACTGGCTGCTGGTCTGTCAAAGAACTCACCGATATATTCCATCCTGCCACCCGTATACCGATTACATTCGACTACTTGCATCATGCCTGCCATCCAGACGGCCTGACAGAAGAAGGGGCTATACGGGCTTGCTATGCAACGTGGGGCGATTATACGCCACTCTTCCATTACAGCGAAAGCCGTCCCGGTAATAACCCAAGGGCGCACGCTGATTATGCCAATAATATTTTTGATACCTATGGTCTAGAGTTTGATATAGACTTTGAACTCAAAATGAAAGATTTTGCTATATTCAAACACAAACATATGATGAAGGAGTTAAGTTATGCATGATGATCCTTTAATAGAAATCAAATGTATAAACAAGATGTCCAAACATATTGGTAAAGATGTGGCTAAAAATATGAATATACCTTTGGATGAATTAAAACAGTATATCAAGCCAAAAGAGATCAAGTCCATCATATTACAATATTCTATCGTAAAGAATGGAAAAGCATTGATAAACGCATTTATACTTCAAAAGGTATTTAGAGAAGTAAATAATTGGATACTAGGAATACAATTATCAAAAATGGCAGCAAAGGGCGAATTGGAAGCATTGTGGGATGATGAGCAGAATTGTATGGTGTTCTCATCAAAATGACTCAACTCTTGACAGCCTAATGACGATAGTGTACAATACACCCATCTAAGGAGAACTTTAATGACTTGGCGTGAACTTAAAAACTTTATTAACAAACGTGCTAGGAATAATAAATCATTTTTGGACGCAGATGTTAATCTTTACAATTTTGATGATGGTTCGGAACATGATGTAGACATTACAGAATTGTCATGTAATAAAGAAGAATCAGACAATGAGGATGGAACTAACTGGGTTGTATATCTTTCGATAAATGATAAGGACGCAAATGATGAAACAGAAACTACGGAAGCAAGTGTCGATTGATTTCTTGAATCATGTAAAATTAAGTGTAAATGATATGCTTCAAACCAAGATTCCACAATCCACCAAACAAAAACTATGTATTATCATGGAAAAACTGTTGAATGAAACCAAGAGTTATAATGGATACAAGTATTTGTATTGGACTAGATATGGTAAGCTTGATTGGGATGAAGCTAAAACCAAGGCCGTCTATAAGGATATCCCAAAGGAATATATAACTGGTCCAGAGGATACAGGCAAGATTGATTTTGTAAGCGATATACAGGGCGAATATTCACGTAGCTATAATTAGGAGGACTTTATGGACCGATTTGATCTTGAAAACCATATCACCAATCTTCATTCGATTGTTGATTCTTTAAATGATATTTCTTATGGCATCCTTGAAGGTGAGTTTACTAAGGATGAGACTGTAAATGCTGTTGATGGTCTAGCGGTTTTGACTAAGGCTAAGATCGAAAAGCTTTTTGATACATTTGTAAGAGTATTTGAATTAGATGGATATACTCAAGACTTAACCGAGAATATTGATCCATTTAATACTCAAGATGTGTGGGTTTGATGCTCTGGAAAGAAATTAAGTCTTGGGCAACAAACCACAATTATACCGCAAAAAAGACTGAGGATGGATATGTCTGGTCTAGGCTTGACAATCCATCTAGGTCTGGTATAAGTAAGAGTGTCAGCAAACTAGCTACCGACATATACAATGATATGACGGATAATAAATTCTTAGAACATCAAGAGAAATACAAGAATGACTCACGATTTTGATTATGTTGAAAATATGGTTAGTGATCTTAGGGCTACAAGTAGCACTAAAGACAAAGAGGGAATTATTTTGGACTATTGCGAACGAAATAGTCCCGCAGCGGCTTTTGCAAAGAAAATTCTACTTTATACATATCATCCATTGTGGCAATATAATGTCACTAGTGACAATTTAAAGAAAAAGAATCAACTACGTGGTCAAAAGTATCACACTCTTTTTGAACTATTAGATGATCTAAAGAGTCGTTCAGTTACAGGCCATGATGCTATTGGTGCTGTAAATAGTTTTGTTGAACGTTATTCTATTTACGAAGAACTCATTCACTGCATTATCGATAAGGACTTAAAAACCCGTGCTGGCGACAAGATCATCAACAAGGCTATTCCAGATCATATTCCAGAGTTTAGTGTTGCTCTGGCAGATAAATATGAGCCTAAACTTGTAGATTGGAAGGATGGATGGTATGTTAGTCGCAAAATTGATGGTGCTAGGTGTATTGCTATTGTTGATGAACGCGGTGAAACCATTTTCCTATCAAGAACAGGTAAAGTTTTCGATACTTTGTCTGTTATCGCTAATCACATTCGTAATATGGGCATTTCTAACGTAGTTCTTGATGGAGAACTTTGTTTAGTCGATGATGATGGCAATGAAGATTTCCAAGGGGTTATGAAACAACTCAAGAAAAAAGATCATACGATCACAAATCCTTGTTTTAAAATCTTCGACATGCTTACGCATAACGAGTTTTATAGTAAAAAGGGTGAAAGTAATCGCCCGTATTCGTTGAGATTGGCTAATCTTTTGGAAACTTTCAAGAATAACAATAGTTCCTGTCTATCTATTCTCAAGCAAGATAAGATAAGTGGCGATTCTCATTTTCAAGAATTTGTACAAGAATCCACCCGCAATGGATGGGAAGGTTTGATGCTTCGTGCAGATGAATCATACAAAGGAAAACGAAGCAAAGACCTATTAAAGTATAAAAGCTTTCATGATGATGAATACGTCGTTACTGCTATTAAGTTTGGGCCATTTCGTTATGTAAAAAATGGTCAAGAGTGTGAAGAAGAAATGCTTTCAAATGTAACCGTTCAACATAAAGGATATAATGTAGATGTAGGGAGCGGTTTCACCATATCAGAAAGACAATACTTCTATAGTAATCCAGATGCCATTGTTGGCAAAGTAATCACTGTTCAATACTTTGAAGAGACAAACAATCAAGATGGTGGCATTAGTCTCAGATTCCCTACGCTAAAATATATTCATGGAGTTAAAAGAGATGTATGAGTTTTCAAATCCGCTAGATTATATACTAAAGTGTACAGAGCAGGGTCTTATACCTAAAATCTTCACTGTTCAAAATGCTAAAGATGAACTAAAAAAACTCCGCTCTGAACTTCAAGAATTAAAAGAATATAATCAAGAACTACAGTGGATAAACAAACTCTTGCATGAACATCAAAATTCGTCCTGCAACAAGAAATGCTCAAGGCAAACCTTGACAAGTGACGATGATAGTGTACAATGATGGAAATGCGGGAGTGTAGTCCAACGGCAGAGACAAAGGACTTAAAATCCTTCAAGTGTGGGTTCGAATCCCACCACTCCTACTAACAATCACTTTATCAAAAGGAGCTTTATGAGCAAAAATTCGTTAGATCTTTTCAAGGTTGGTAGCAAGGTAAAGTTGGCAGATGATGTTTATGGGACTATAACAGCTACATGTATTCGTGGAAATAATCACGTAACCTATGAGTGCAGTTGGTGGAATGGGCGTTCTCATGATAGCAAATGGTTCCATGAGAATGAAATTGAAGTTACTATCAGTGAAAAAACCAGAATAGGATTTGCATAAACGAAAGAGGATATCATGACAGATGATTGTTTTGAGTGGGAAAACAATTTAGTTGCCGTTGCTTATGCTCAGATGAATGATCGCGGAGACTTGTTTGATCTAAGATTACAGAAAAACCCTTACATACAAAATAACAAAGTTATTACTTTATACGCTTTAAGGAAAGATATATGCCATACATCGAAGAATCAAAAAGAGAAAGAGTAGATAGTTGTATTTCTGAGTTGGTACTTTGCATGAAAAGTACATTGCTCAACGCTGAAAACATTAATGTGTTTAACCTTGACAAACTCAACAATCAAGATATACTTGATTCAGCAGGTGTTGTTAATTACTGTATCACTAGGATCGTTAATAAAATGATGGGAGAGATTTCATACCCCAAAATAGCAGTGATGACAGGAGTTCTAGAAAATATTAAGCAAGAATTTTATCGTAGAGCAGCAGCACCATATGAGGATCGCAAGATCAACCAAAATGGAGATATAAAAGAATACAAGAAGATTTAAATATTTGCCCCAATAGCTCAATTGCATAGAGCAGGTCACTTCTAATGACAAGGTTGCAGGTTGGAGTCCTGCTTGGGGTACTTTTAAAATTATGTGTCTAAATGGATAGAACCTACTGTTATATCCAAGGAGACATATAATGAAATGTGCTAAATGTAATTTAAACGACAGAGAGTATAGTGTACAAACATGATCAAGAAAGGGTAAAATACAATCTTATTGCAAACAGTGTAATAAAGAGAATGTTATTCAAAGACAAAGAGCTTTAAAAGAAAAATGTGTTGAATACTGTGGTGGCAAATGCAAAATTTGTGGTTATTCTAAATATCTTGGAGCATTAGACTTTCATCATTTAGACCCTTCAACCAAAGATATAGCATTTAGTAAATATAGAGCTACTTCATGGGAAAAAAATAAAGAAATTTTGACCAAAGAATTAGACAAATGTATTTTACTATGTGCAAATTGCCATAGAGAAGTTCATGGTGGACTACATAATGAAATATGATTTGCGGAAGTGCCAGATTTCCATCCATTGCTCTAAAAAATCGTGTGCAACCACCAACGTATACGCTATAATATTGTAGCTACGGAGCCAAACGATACCCGTGAACGTGGGGATCAATTGGATTCATAGAATAGTGTTCTTAAAACTTTATTCTATGAGGTGACTTATGTATAAGATTGATAATTTTAACAGAGAATTGATAATTGAAAGATATGTTGATGATATTGTAGGAAGGTTGCATTTTCTTGAAGTAAAAGAGCATTTAAAAGATTGCCTATTGCAGCAAAAACACTCATTAAACAATGAGGATCTTGAAATAGAGATTATGCGTCACGATCCCGGTCTTATGACAGATATTTATCTAGAAGAGACTCTAGAGGAGGTGTCCCATGCCTAGATCATTTTCTAAAATCATAGAGTTCCGTATTGACGGTGAAATTTATGATGATAAAACAAAACCAGAATCGATATTAAATAACTACGATTGGACATTTGAAGATAGTATGGATGGAAATATTCAGATCTTTGCACATCACAAAGATGATCGTGGACAGATTACGAATATGACTAAGATTGGTGTGTATAAGCCATACTACAAATCAGATACAGAGCGTATTACAAGCACTTAAATAGAAATGTTTGATTCAAGTAGAAACGAAAGGAATCGTTTCTACTATTTTATATGTACAAAACTAACAATATTATTCTAGATGACTGTTTAATAGAAGTTCATTTCAATTCTTTACTAAAGAATAAACCATACTTAGTGCGGTATATTTCTTGGGATGAAAAGCTTGAACTGCGGTTATCTACAGAAGAATTAAGCAAAGTATCTGAATTAATCAATACGATATTAGAGGATGACATAAATGCCAGACCTAACGCTATCTGATAAAGAAGTTAAATTGATTCTTGATATGATTGACAATCAGCTTGATATGATATACCAAAATATCAATTACTCTGCAACGTCCGAATTCATGACTAAAAGGATGGAGCTTTTATTTAATATGCAAAAAAGGCTATCGATATATGAAGAATAGTATAGCTATTATAGGTGATGTTCATGGTAAATACGGGCGTTATCATGAAATCATCAGAGAACAAGATCGATACCCATACACTTTGCAGCTTGGCGATTTTGGATTTAAATATGAGACATTAAAAAATGTTGATTCTACTAGACATTTGATATTGCCGGGAAACCATGACAATTATAACGATTGTTATAACTACGCTCATTTTCTTGGTGATTATGGATACACATCTCTGAATAGGGTAGAGTTTTTCTATTACCGTGGAGCATATAGTATTGATCGTCACTATAGAACAATCGGTATTGATTGGTGGGAACAAGAGCAGGTAACAATAGATGAATTTATGATAGCTAGAGAGTTGTATAGACAATCTAAGCCAAAAATTGTTATCACTCATGATTGCCCACAGGCAATTGCTGCCATTATGCTTCGTCCAGATCAAAAAATTTATGAAAATATGACGGGATGGGCATTAAATGAATTACTGAATATTCATCAACCAGATTTATGGATATTTGGTCATTGGCACCAATCTCGTACTATTGAATACGGGAAAACAAAATTTGTGTGCCTTGACGAACTAGAGATGTATGATATAATAGTTGATGCCGAAAGGTAGGGATCGCGGGTATTCCCACAATCAACTTCCGTAGACTCTTTGGTAGTATTCTGTGTAAGACTGAGAATGCTACTTTATTTTACTATGAGCAATATATTTAAAGATTATGAGGTAATGTACTGTGACAATTCCTTAGATAGCTGGATGTTCTATATAGGATTATATATTTGGTGGATTTTATATTATGTTGCACTTATTGTAGGATATATAGTTCTAGTATTGCTATTCGTTGCTCCGATTGTTACAATATATGGATTATTGTTTAATGTCAAAATCAAAATAAAGCATAAAAAACAAAAACAGAACGATAAAAAAAATAAAGAACAATTAAGCAAAGACTATATTTCTAAATTAGACAACTTTAATAAAAAGAAAAAGAAGAAACATGAACGGTTTTGAAGATTGGCTAAACACAATTGAAGGATTTTCGTTACGATGCGAAAGAGCATACGATGACTTAGTTAAAAAACCTATAGATGAGGTAGACAATTGGCCCACAATTAAAACGTGGCTTGAGGCGGCATACATTGCTGGCTGGGATGATGCTAGGGCTGAGATTAGGGAGAGTCTAAAGTAATGTGTAACGAAGAAGAAAATAATGACTATCTTCCAGATAGCAAGATTCCTTGGTGGGACAATCATTACGAAGGAGTCTATAGTGACGATACAGAAAATGGATATCCTTATGATATTGGAACAAAAGTGCAAGAATGAAAAATTCAAACAAACTAAATACTATCAAAGAAAGATATGAAAGTGCTAAAAAACTAGCAGAAGAATTGTGGCTTGACGGGGATCATGAAGGAACCCCAAATGATTTTTATTATTTCCAGTGCGGATTTGTTGCGGGAATGAATTATAAATTGTATAAGGACTATTCTGATGAAAATACAAAATAAAAAAGAGATCGAGTTATCTGCTGAAGATATTACTATTGCGATCATGAGATATTTGCGAGAGACTCAAAACATTTCATTAGATAGTCAATTTAGCATAGATTTTAGGGTAATAAATAAGCCTATACGAAGTGGTATGTATGATAGTATGGATCATCATGTGTTTGATGGGGCAAAGGTTGTGGTTTTAGAATGAGTTGGAATTATCGTGTAGTAAAAAGTGTAACTAAAATTCCTCTTGGAGATATGGATACATCATACTGTATTCATACTGTATTTACTGATGATAATGGAACTATTGTAAATATATCTGAAAAACCATCTTATGCTATTGGTGATGACATTGAAAGTCTTAAATGGAATCTTGAAAGCATGATGCTGTCTGTTGACAAACCTATCATCGACTATAATACTGGAGAAGAACTGAATCAACAGTCACATTTGAGTTGATCGCCAAATGTAACGTCCTGTTGCTCTAATATCCGTATTGTTGAGATTTCTCACTCAGGGTATTAACCAACGATAATAGGGGCGTTTTCAATACAAGGAAAATTTATGATAGTTAACATACCAAAAGAATTAGCCAATCTAGACAGAAATGATTTTACGGCGGTTTGTGAATTAGTAGACAAAATAGTTGAAGATGTTGAGGAAATTTTTACTGAAATTGGTCACGAAGAAGCATTGGCTTTAACGAAAGACTATATGATTGACTTAATTAATCCAGATTTACTAGATTTTGATAAAGAGGAAATATGAAGGGTCCGTTGATTTATTACGAAATTAAACATATGTATGGTACTGATTTAAGTAGTACTAAATTAGCTACTGAATTAAAACAGAGCGTTCTTGATGATATTGATCTTGGATTTAATGTCGAGATTGATTTCAAGGATGTTCGCAGCATAACTAATGGCTGGGGGCGAAATCTTATAGGAAAGATCTCTAAAGAAAAAGGTACAGACTTTGTGAAGCAACACATCACATTATCTAATATGAATAAGAATGTACGTAAAAACCTATTAGAAGGCGTATCTGATATATTGGAAGTATAATGAAAACATTTGAAGAAAAAAAGATTAGAGTAGTTCAAGATGTTCATTGCGACATTTGCGGGAAAAGCACAACTAATAACACTAATGTTGGTCCAGACTATGCAACGCTTGAAAGTTGTTGGGGCTATGGTTCTACACATGATGGTAGAAAATTTGGTATTGATATTTGTGAGAGCTGTTTTTATGAGGTTTTAAATTTCATGAAGCAGAAAAGAAGATTAGTATTGGGGCCATTTAAATATCCATATGACAATGATCCACTAGATGGAGTTCAGTATCTATGAGTAATCTAACAAAAGAACAAAAGTTTATTATTTTTTGGCTCTATAATAGAGTAGCAGAAAAAATGCCACCTAATCCTATTAAGGGTGGAGGTAATGACATTATTGTTGATGGAATTAATGTTACTGAAACAGTCAGAGCTTTGTTACAAGATAGATTATTTGTTTGATATGCAATTACCACCCAACAGAAGACCAATCTGCCCCACATTTATTCATGATGATAATACTAGAACCATCATTTGTATTATTGGCATTATTGTGTGCAGCTATATACTATACAGAATTATGAGGTATTTTAATTCATGAAAGCTATACTAGAGTTTAATTTGCCAGAAGATCAACATGAATACAATGTTGTTTTACAAGCACAAAAAACACACTCATTTTTATGGGATTTTAGTCAACAATTAAGATCATGGCGTAAATACCATCATGATTTTAAAGATGCTAATGACGCTTTAGATAGAATCAGAGACGAATTTTATAAGCTACTCAACGAACACGAAGTAAATATAGACCTGTAATGTTTAAATTCATCAAGAAATATCCAAGATTCAATTATTGGAGTTGTTCCAAGTTAGCTTATTGGCTTATAGGAACAACTAAGCCGGAACCATTAACCAGCGAAGGGTGGAGGGAGTGGCATAAAGTCAATCAACAAAAACATCCAATCAGATATTGGATAGCAGAGGATGGACTGAGTATATTACAAGATATAGTCTATCTACCTATCGATATTTACCACACAATAGAAGTTTATATCAGAAATCGTTTTATTGATAAAGTACATTATTTGCACACTGGATTAACTCCCGGCGAATATTATGATTTGGATACTAGAATACTTCATGGACTATTTAACGAGCTTATAGATTTTGTAGAAGTAGAACAAGCCCATTTAATGAGTTGTTATGATGATAGAAATTATGAATTCATTCATGGTAGATGTATTCAAGCTGGATTGGATCATTTAGATTGGGCATGTAATCTTAAACTAGATGAAAATTATGGGGTTCCTGTTGGAGATAAAGACTATGGCAAGCCAACAAGTCAAGCAAAAGCTGCAAAGAAAATATTAAAACTATACAACTGGTGGAAAAACAGAGATAACAGATTAGATCCATACGAATTATTCACTAAAGAAAAAGACGGTAAGTTCTACTTTAGGAAGATTGACGAAGTAGAAAGAAATTATGAAAAAGAAGATACAAAAATGCTGATCAAACTAATCAAACTAAGAAGTTATTTATGGACTTAGAAAAAGATATCTTATCAAGCAATATTGTTGAAAAATGCAAACACAGCAATGTATATTGTCAAAATTTATATGCTGCTTTGTGCAACAATACTTTCCTGTATGATCAAAAAGAATGGGGCTGTTCTTGGAGATACGCTGGCGGTATAGTATCAGATATACTAAACCGTGGTGATTATATAGATTGGTATTGTTCTGGCATAGGATGCGATCACAAGGCTGGATATGTACCAGAAGGCATCATTACCGAAGAAATACGATTAGATTTTATAAAACTTGGATGGATAGTAAAACCATGACATCGCTAATCATTATAGTGCTATTGACAGTCGCTGTAGAACGGGCTATAATGGCTAACAGTTGGTATCACTATTCTGAATATTTGCACCGTAGATTGAGGATATGTCAGAATACTCTCAAACAATTAGAGGATGAAAATGAGTCCTGAGTTAATGGATAAACTTATAGCAAAATATCCTAGGCAGTTTCGTATGCTTAAATGGATAGAGTGCGAGGATGGATGGTACGATCTTATTGATAAAGCGTGTTTTAGAATACAAAATAGAATAAAACATCTTAATAAGCCAGAGAATGACGAAACAGATTTTTGCTGGTCACAGATTAAAGAAAAGTTCGGCGGCATCCGATTATATTGTTATGGAGCCGACGATTATGTGCGAGGAATAGTTGATATGGCAGAAGAAATGAGTCTTGGAATCTGTGAGTTTACTGGTAATAAAGGCAAAGTAAGAAATCTTATGATAAATCAGAAAGGAGAAGTAGTAAGGGCTAGTTGGCTGAAAACACTTAGCGACGATCAAGCACTAAAACTTGGTTATAAATAGTGTATAATATTCATGGGTCAAGAAAAAGGAGGTCTGCCATGAAAACCAACACCTTTATTTTTTTTCTTTCGGTAATCATTTCAATATATACATTGCAGTGTTTTGCCGGTGAAAATAAAACTTTAATTATCTTCTCAGCAGATTGGTGTCAATACTGCCAAGTTGCTAAAAATGATATAAATGTTCATCCAGAATTATCAGAAACTGTTAAACAATATGAGGTTATTGTGGTCGATTATGACAAAGATAAAGATATAGTACAGGGACATAATATCAAAACCATACCAGCGTTCTTGATATATGACAAAGGTAAAGAACAAGGAAGATTAATAGGATACAAAGGTCCACAACAGTTAAATTCATTCCTTAAATAAGGGGGCGTAAAGGTATCGACAGGTAGACGTAGGTATAGATTGCATCCACTGGTTGATCGACCGGCCAGTATAAAAGTCGATTAAATTGTTATCTGGCGAAGTTTCGACTCTCGCTCTCGCTGCCTGACCTAGTTAGGTACGAGTGTGGCGGCATGAGCCATATTGCCCAATCATGCTGACGTTGATAAGTCAACTGCGTCGATCCGGCAAAGTAATCGGATAAAATCGCGGTAGACCGCGTGACTCCGCTAACTGTGCGGATAGCATTGGCGATTGGTGACAAATAATCGCATAAGGATGTAGAAGTTTATATTGAAACTATTCTGGACAGGGGTTCGATTCCCCTCGCCTCCACTAAATTATGTTTAAGCATCTTGAAGAATTGCAACTATCGTATTGCACACACTTGACACGGGCTATTACGTTTGCTATAATAGCTTTGTGTGCATCGGTTGTTTTTATTGTACACGCTTTGTTGCCGTGTGTTTTTGTTAATACCGGTAGCGGATTGATATCGTATTTAAACTCTACATTGAATAAGGATAAAAATAATGAGCCATCACATCACAGTCGGTCAATTGCGTAAGTTCGGATATAAGGTTGCAGTCAGACATTATAGGCATCATGATACTTATAAGTCTGGAGAAGTAGTTATTAGTCCAAAGGGTGGCATGACTGAACTTATTATCGATTCTCCTCACGGCGAACATTTTGAAGGAACCGCTGTTTGTTCCAAAGAGGACAACTATAATAAAAGGATTGGTGTATCGATAGCTCTTGGTCGTTCTGGAGTTACTGCACACATCTCAACCGTGAAACAGTAATGGAGATTGTATGACGCAACTTGAATTCTTTTTTGTAGAGAATGTGTCTCCCCTTTCTGATGGTGAACTGTTAAGATCAGTAGTAATAGATGGAATTGAAATTAAAGAGTACAGTGTTTCTAATTTAGGAAATGTATATTCTCATATCAAGTTCACCAGAAAGTCTGGTTCAAGTAATGGATTCGAAGCAACTTACGATAGATCATACGTTAAAAAGCTAAAACCAAAGAATCAAAGTAATGGCTATTTATCTGTAGATATAAGTTTCGATGTTGGTTTGCTGCCAGATACATATTATTCTAAGATTAGATCAAAGCGTCAGACAAAGACTTGCAGAATACATCAGTTAGTAATGGATGCTTTTAGACCATTCGATGAGCATTTGCCAGAGATTATAGATCAACAGGACTATGAGCAAACCCCAGAGTCTATAAAGGCTATACTCAGGCAGCTTTTTATTGTAGACCATAAAAATCACGATAAAGCAGATAATTCTGTAACTAATCTGGAGCGAGTAACCCAAAGGGAAAACACCAGAAGGGCATTAAAGCACTACGACGGGTGCTTCAAATCAAATAGTGTATAAATATTGGGCAACATTCCAATATAGGCTCTATATGTTTTGGTTCTTCAATAAACTTAGATATGCTTCCAGATCTTGGAAATGGAAAGATGTTAGAAAAGAACATCTATTAAAACAACCATTTTGCCAAGCCTGCGGACGCCAAGAAGACCTAGAAGTTCATCATATAGAACCAGTACATTTAAATCCATCCAAAGAATTAGATCCCGAGAATTTAATCACATTATGCGCTAAAACTTGTCATTTTATTTTTGGTCATTTGATGGATTATAAAAGTTGGAATAAAGATGTTGTGACAGATTCTAACAATTATCTTCAAAAACTCCAACAAAGGCCATATAATCATGAACAGGCTATTACTACTAATTAGTCCACTGATATTACTATGCTCCTCATTATTTGCTGGCACAATCGATCCTCATACACCGGATGAAAAATACGTTACATATGGAACAAAATTTGAATATGTCTACCAAATATGTGGTAAATACGAAGACGATGGTAATTTTTGTGCATCCGCAGTAGCTATAAATGATCACTGGTTATTAACCGCTGCCCATGTAGTTAAAAATTCAAAAACATGCGTTGTATTTAATGGCGAAGAAAAATACCAAATAGATGAAGTAGTTATACATAAAGATTTTGAAACTTCTTTTGGTGTAGCAGATATAGCATTGTGCAAAACATCTAAAAAACTTGGATTAAAATTCTATCCATCTTTGTATGAGGGTAGCGATGAAGTTGGAAAAGTATGCAGTATTTCTGGCTACGGAGTAACTGGAACATTTGCCAACGATATAAAAATATCCGATGGTAAAAGACGGGCCGGATCGAATATAATAGATGAGACTCAAAAAGATTTGTTAATCTGCTCACCATCAAAAGCAGGAAGAACAGAGTTAGAATTTTTAATATGTCATGGCGATAGCGGCGGCGGTCTTTTTATAGGAAACAAATTAGCAGGCATTAATTCGTGTGTTCTTGCTATTAATAGATCACCAAAATCAGTATATGGCGACGAAGCTGGTCATACAAGAATAAGTAAGTTTGTACCTTGGATTCGTTCTGTAATCAATAAATAAATATTGTCGGTTCAACATTTGAAATAGGAAAAAATATGTCAGTGAAACTTATAAGCATCACACCGGATGCTGAACAAACTATGGCTTATTGTGCAAGAGTAAGTAATCCCAATAATCAAGATAACGATAACTATTCCAAGCTATTAAAATATTGTATTGACCATCAACACTGGTCAATTTTTGAGCAAGCTTTTATGACTGTGGAAATAAATACCACAAGGGGAATAGCAGCACAAATACTGAGACATAGAAGTTTTACATTCCAAGAATTTAGCCAGAGATATGCTGATACTACACTGTTGGCCGATGACATTCCATTATTTGAATTAAGGCGTCAAGATACTAAAAATAGACAGAATAGTATAGATGATATTAGTGACGAGATTAAATCTAAGTGGAACACTCGTATTAGAGAGCATTTTGCTAAATCAAAAGCTTTATATGATGGTATGCTAGCAGACGGCATTGCCAAAGAGTGTGCTAGATTTATTCTACCTTTAGCCACTCCCACTAGACTTTATATGTCTGGCACCGTAAGATCATTCATTCATTGGATAGATTTGCGTTCATCAAATGGAACTCAAAAGGAACACATGATTATTGCCAACGAGGCAAAACAAATTTTTATTTCTCATTTACCAATTATATCGGAGGCTTTGGGTTGGAATGAAAATTCAACTTGATATGCTTGAAAGTGATATTATTCGTGCTATTAAAAACACAGAATATTCTCCATTGCAATTATTGGCGGCTAGACACTTTAAAGATTTGCCAGCTAATATAGATGCCGGATATGATTCAATTGTTATATGGAATGATGAAATAAACGATTATCATTCATACAAATATTGTCCAGAATATATAGAAAGCATTAAGCTTTTTCTAGATGAGTGGCATGATTTTGTGGATGATAATATCAGTGATTTTTGTTCAAATGCTTTTTCTTTTTGTATCGAACCCAAGCGATAAAAAAATTTAAGCCAGCCACTTGACAATGCCGATAAGTGGTGTATACTTGAAGCACATTCAGTCATTAAGCACTTGTAGGAGATTTTGCAATTATGAAACTTCACGCTGGTAATAACGTTATTGAAAAGTCGGGCAACTTCGAAGAGTCTAAGTTTAGCATCGAAGCATCGTCCAAGGCATTCTTTATTCTTTCCGATGGTCTTTATTCCAATAAGATCCTCGCTGTTGTTCGTGAGCTTTCCACCAATGCTTACGATTCTCATGTTGATGCCGGAAAGCGTGACGTTGCTTTTGACGTTCATCTTCCAACGGCTCTGAATCCCGTCTTCTTTATTCGTGACTATGGCACAAGTATGGATCACGATAGTTGTATGCAGCTTTATACTACGTATTTTCGTAGTACTCGTAACAATAGCAACGATGCTGTTGGCTGTCTTGGTCTTGGTAGCAAAGCTCCATTTGCTTACTCTGATAGCTTTACTGTTGAAGCTTATCTTGATGGCAAGAAGCGTATCTACAATGCATATAAGAATGAAGATGGTAGTCCCGTTTTCTCTTTGATGCATGAAACAGATACTGACGAGGCTAATGGCATCAAGGTTTCTATTCAAGTCAATTCGCACGACGTTAATAGGTTTAATGTCGAGGCAGCTAAAGTGTATGAATTCTTTAAGGTTAAGCCAAACTTTGTTAGTGAGAAGGTTGTCTTTAAAAAGATCGACAAGGTTCTTGCTGGTGACGGTTGGTATTTTGATGATAACGATCACTCTGCCAGTAATTTGATTATTATGGGCCAAATTGCATACCCCATTGATCATTTTCAGATCATGGGCGACAGTGACAACAAGGAAGCACGATTTATTCAGTATTCTGATGGTCTTCGCATCTTTGTGAATATTGGTGATGTTGATATTACCCCTAGTCGTGAGTCCTTGTCTTATAGCAAGGATACGAAAATCAATATCAAGAATATTGTGAACCGTATTGCGTCTGAGATTGCATCCAAGATTGAGGATCAAATTCAGAGCCAGCCTTCACTTTATAAAGCTCGCCTCAAGTATGTTCAGATTAGCGACCAGTGTTCTTCTATCAAGAATGCTATTGAATCGCTCCAGAAGTCGATTAGTTGGAACGGTCAAAAGCTGTTTGACAATATCATTAACGAGAGTGTTAATGTTAAGGATAAGCTTTCACTCACATTCCTCAACAAGTCCTATTATCGAAAGAAGGTCAATAGTTCAACGGATGTTGAGTTTATTAATTTCACTGGCGATATGAAGTTCTTTGTCGATGATTTGACTCGCGGCGGTCTTAGCCGAATCAAGAAACTTATGCGTGAAGAACAGTGTGAACAAAAGTGCTATGTTTACAAACTTAAGGATGGTGAGACTGTTGACAACAACGGTTTGTATGATATACTTGGTGGAGCGACCAAGGACGATATTGTGCTGACTTCAAGTCTGCCCAAGATCACCTATGATAGAACCAGTTCCGGCGGTTCTGGCGACGGTCTTCCGCCTGTCCATATTCAAGTTTTTAATGAAGAAACTGGCCGATTTGAAGAGTGCAATATGAGTGTCAAGTATGAGAATGCGTACTATTTCACTGAATCTAAGGGTAGTATTACCCTCGGATATAAGGATCTGGATATGAGCAATATCGCAAATGCTCTTAATTATATGCACAAGCACTATCCAGATGATGTTGACGGTATGACATTTTATGCCGTCAAGCCATCTGTAATTAAGAATCGTAAGCTTGCGGAGCGTTCTAATTGGAGCGATGCTGTTAGCATTATGCGTACAGTGTTCAACAAAGCTGTTGCAGATCATAAGCAAGATATTATTGATTGTAATATCCGATTCGGCTTGTCTGCTAATAGAAATGAAAAGTTTGCCAACATCTTCGCTGCTACACAGACAGATAATGAGGCAAAGAAGATCGTGGCTGAGTATAATGAGCATGAGAAGCGTATCACTTCTATGCGACATGATATGGAATTGGTCCGCGTCATGAGTAGCACTATTCCGAATTGTGATAGTGTTGACTTCTCTGGTATGAAGATCGATAATACGAAATTCTCTAAGAGATTTGACGAGGCTGTTAAGAAGTATCCTATGCTCAAGGTCATTGCCAACATGGGTTACTATGGTAACGTTAGTCAAAATGATATAAAGATCGTGGCCGATTATGTCGATACTATTGAGTCTGCTGAGAATATGTCCAACGTTCTGAGTTGTATGTGAATAAACTAGGAGAATTATAATGTCCAACAAGTATATTATTGCAAATGATGGTACTGTTACTGCGATTGTTAGCGGTCAGACATATTGCTTCGGCAAGTCTCACCCTAATTACAATAAGCTGGTGAATCACCTTAAGAATAATAATGTAGAGTATTTTGAGGCTGCTTATGATATTGTTTCCCACGTTAATGCTTACTGTGAGGGTTATGTTAACTGCACAGATGGTTCACTAACTTGGGATGGTATCAAGATGCCAAGCATGTTTACAAATACGATTATTGATATGGTAAAGCAGGGCTTCCCCTTTGAACCTATGCTTAACTTCCTTGATAATCTGAGTCAAAATCCTTCAGATCATGCCGTCGTTGAATTGTTTGACTTTATGGAAAACAAGAACATGCCCATCACTTATGACGGTTGTTTCCTTGCCTATAAGGCTGTTCGTGAAGACTACAAGGATATCTATTCTGGTACTTTTGATAATAGCATTGGATCAACTTGTCAAGTTGCCCGTAATAGGGTAGATAGTAATCGTGATAATGGTTGTGGTCATGGTCTGCACGTTGGTGCAATTGATTATGCAAAGAGTTATGGCGGCATTGATCTTGACGATGATGATAAGGGCGGCGGAAATCGCCTTATGATTTGCAAGGTTAATCCACGCGATGTTGTTAGCGTTCCGACCGACCATAAGTTTCAAAAGCTTCGCTGCTGCCGATACGAGGTTGTTGCTGAATTCGACAGCATCTTCGATAAGGTTGTTCATATGACCGACAGTGATATTGATCATGTTCAGCGTAAGCAGCGTAACCGCGAATGGGTTGTTGAGGTTACTGCAAAGATTGACAAGATCAACGCTGTTCTTTCAAAGCGTCTTGGTCGAGAATTAGTTAGTGCGTGATTGATTGAATGTGAGTATAACGGAGTGGGGCAACTCACTCCGTTTGCTTATCGGTGGGTTTCCCGAGCGGTCAAAGGGGTCTGACTGTAAATCAGATGTTTCGGCTTCGCTGGTTCGAATCCAGCACCCACCACATATTTTATGAACCCAAGGATTTATCATGAAGATAATCAATGATACCAAGTTAGATTTTGATGATGTCTTACTCGTTCCACAGAGATCGCAAGCGGCATCAAGGGTCAGTGTGTTGGTCGATAGACAATTCTCATTCTATCATTCTCAACAGAACTGGAGTGGTGTACCAATCATTGCTGCCAATATGGACACAACCGGAACGTTTGACATGGCAGCATCTTTATCCAAGCTAAATATGATCACATGTCTTCATAAGCATTATAAGATAGAAGAGTATTGTGAAAATATTACCAATCTAAATACATATTGGTACAGTATGGGTATACAAGATTCAGATATAGAAAAACTATCCGCGTTAGTTGATAGAATAGATGATGTGCCGAATATTTGTATAGACGTTGCAAATGGGTACACAGATAATTTTGTAAATTTTTGTCGTAACATACGCGAAAAGTTTGGTAAGCGTCCAATTATCATGGCTGGTAATGTATGCACACCAGAAATGGTGCAAGAATTAATTCTTCACGGTGGAGTAGATATTGTTAAAGTTGGAATTGGTCCCGGCTCTGCTTGTACAACAAGATTAAAAACCGGAGTTGGATATCCACAGCTATCAGCTATTGCTGAATGTTCTCACGCCGCTCATGGTTTAAAAAATGGAGACAGGCACCTAGGATTGATTTGTGCTGATGGTGGATGTAGAACACCATCTGATGTAGTAAAGGCTTTTGCCGCAAATGCTGACTTCGTTATGCTTGGTGGTATGCTAGCAGGTACAGAACAATGCGAGGGCGATTGGACCTATGAATATAAAGCTGGACTCCCAGAAAATTCATTCTGGCAACCGTTCCCACCGGGATATGAAACATCCAAAAGAAAAGTATCATTAACATTTTATGGTATGAGTTCTCATAAAGCTCAAGAGAAATATGGTGGAATTAAAAACTATAGGGCTAGCGAAGGTAGAGTTATTACCGTGCCTTATAAGGGCGATGCATCTACAATATTAGATGACGTACTTGGTGGCATACGGAGTGCCTGTGCGTATGTTGGTGCATCATCTTTGAAAGATTTACCAAAATGTGCAGAGTTCATCAAAGTAAATCGCGTACATTTTGATAGGAGTGTTTAATGGCTATACCAGCTATTATTATATCGACTCTGTGTTATTTATTTACATGTATTAGTTGCTTCCATCAAGGAGACAGACCACATGGAGTAATGTGGGCTGGTTATGTTTTTGCAAATTTAGGATTATTGTGGTATGAATTTACAAAGTTACGATAAGTGGGACTTAAGATTTTTAGATTTGGCTAAACTCGTTTCTGGCTGGTCTAAAGACCCGTCTACTAAGGTAGGTGCGGTTATAGTAGATTCCGATAAAAGGGTTATATCTATGGGATACAATGGCTTTCCCGTTGGAATCAATGATGACCACTATAGGCTTAATGATAGAACAACAAAATATAAGATTATATTACACGCTGAATCTAATGCACTATTATTCGCAAATACAAATTTAGTAGGTACAACGCTTTATACATATCCATTTATGCCATGCCCTAGGTGTGCTGGAATGATAATTCAAGCTGGCATAAGTCAAGTAGTGTCATATAATAGTATACCGGATAGATGGATGGAAGATTTTCAAATATCAAAAGAATTGTTTGATGAAGCTAGAGTATCCTTAAAATTATATGAAGGAAATACTATAAATGGGTAAACAAGACGTAGCCGACATGGAGATTGTTATACAAGAATGTATCAAAAATGATAAAATTACATTTTTAGCAACCTTAATATGCAATCTTCAAAAAGAATATCAAGAGCTAGCAGAGTTATCCACAGATGGAGAGTATAATATTACGTGGACACACCAACAAACTTTAGAATTTTTAACATACAAGCCAGCGACATAATTGTTTTACGGCATAATTAAGTATATAATATGGGAGGAAACATGTCTGTGTTAGATATGGCAAAAGCGCATCTTCAAAATGTTCATGCCAAAGTAGAAGAACTAAAGCTTCAAAAGAAGCGATTAGATGATGAGATTCAACAACTCACTCAGTATATTTCGAATGGCGTACAAACAATAGAAAATGCAGAAAAAGAAAGTGGTACTACGGGAAACTAGCAAATGGAGGATAGCATGACTTATTGTGATTTTTTTGATCGTCTGGAAAATGTCTCGCGTTCATATAATTGGAACGTGCAAGACAATAAGGTAGTGGCTACTATTAAGAGTGGCTACTTCAAGGGTTTTACACTAAATCCAATCACGGCACTAGCACACAAGGCTGGCTTTGGATTTATCCGTAATACCAGAGAAGGTACAGAGTTTGCGGCTCGTTTGTTGGGTCTACCAAGATCATTTGCTAGAGATGTACACAGTGCAACTCTGGGAACTTATAATCATGGCAATACCCAAGTAGTTCGTGGCAGAATTCGTTCAGCATTGGAGGTATAATTCTATGAATATTAATACATGGCTTGGTTGCGGTAGACTAACAAAGGATGCAGAACTTAGTACAACCCAGAAGGGTACATCGATGGCTAAGTTTCGCATGGCAGTAAATGATAGACGAAACGAGGATACTCTATTCCTCAATGTGCTATGCTTCGGAAAGATGGCAGAAGCACTAAAGGATCATCTTACCAGAGGTAGATTAGTAGGTGTTCAAGGAAAGTTAAAGATTGATGATTATCAGGACAAAGATGGTAACACGAAGAACTCAATTTGCGTCATGGCAGACGAAATTTCTCTTGGACCATCCAACACTGTATCGCCGGAAGGCAGCAAAGATAAGTCCGAATGAATCACTAGTCTAAGGTAGATGCTGGTGGCCCGTTTGCAGGGATGCTGACGGGCCATCTTTTTTTTAAAGATACAGCTTGACAAATGCCGATACCTAGTCTACAATAAGTAGACGGAGGCAAATTATGAATCATCCATTTGAATTTTTGGGCAACGTTGTGGCTGTAATCTTTATTGGAGTTATGTGCTGTTATGCTATTTCAGCATATCTGGACGGCTCCACTATAAAGCTGTCTGATTTAGATAAGGTGACGCTAGGTTATTTTGATAATCCTACACCTGTTATTATTACTCAAAACACAAACAACTTTGAGTCTCAGCAACTGTATTTAGACTGCATTGAAGCGTTAAAGAGCTTGGGTATGAAGAAAACAGAAGCTAAGAAGAAAGCTAAAGATATCTTCCAAAACTTTACCCCTCAACCAACAACCATAGAACAATTTTTAATGATAGCACTTAGAAAATGAATATATTGCATCAGTCATTTGAAATAGCATTGAATTTACTTCCTAAAGCCAAAGAAGAACGATGTACTAAAAACAAATTTTTCCACTTCGCATTCGGATACAAAAAAAATAAACTTCTTGCTATTGGACAAAATAATCCCGAAAAAACACATCCTCAAGCACTAGCTTTAGCCAAACGATTTAATATAGATTTGGCATATCCATATTTTCACGCTGAGACGGATCTTATTTCTAGACTTTGGGGAAAACATTACATAGACAGTAGCTTAAGAATGGTTATTATCAGATTGAACAAACATGGCGTGTTACGATGTAGTAAACCGTGTCCTCGTTGCGACCAAATAATAAAGTCCCTTGGTATTAATAAAATATGGTGGAGTAATGACAATGGATTCGATCAATAATCTTAAAGATGTAACAGTGTATCTCGTTGGTGCTATGGATAGAGTTCATGATGGCGGTATGACATGGCGGCAAGAGTTAACTCCTGTATTAAAAAATTTTGGTATCAAAGTTATCGATCCGTGCAAAAAGCCCATTCATGGGGTTGTTGAAGATGATGAAACAAGGTGGTGGATAGACTATTATAAAGAAACTGGGCAATATGACAAAATAAGAGAAAAGTTTGGTGTTATTCGCAGTGCCGATCTTAGATGCGTAGATACTTCCGACTTTATTATCGCAAATATAGACCTAGATGTTCATGCTTGCGGCACCTATGAAGAAATAGTTACAGCAAACAGACAAAAGAAACCGATACTTGTACTGTGTAAGCAAGGCAAAAGCATGGCACCGAATTGGTTATTCTTTATGCTTCCACATGAACATATATTTAATACTCTTGAAGAGATGATGGATTATCTTAATCATATCGATAAGTTAAGAGATACCTCATCTTTATCACGCTGGTTCTTTTTTAAGGGAATATAATGATAACTGACTTTCCAGAATATTTATTCGAACCGCCAGACCACATAAAAAGCGTCTACTCTTATAAAGTAAACGCCGGGAAACAAATATGTAAAAAGAAGTCTATTGTATTTTGTGGTATCTGTAGAGATGTAGAGGATACAATACAAAGAAATATTTTACGAATACAAAGAACCGGCGATCTATTTAATAGACACACAGGCATTCTGTATGAGAATGACTCCAAAGACAATACTGTAAGTATTATATCCAATAATATTTCTCAAGATTGGACGTTCATATCTGAGCATAGAAATGACAAAAACTATAGATCGGATTTGCATAACGGAAAAGACCCGTGGCATTTTAATCGATGTAAGATATTGGCCGAGTGTAGAAATAAATATCTAGAAGTATTATATTCTAACTATAATGACTATGACTATATGTGTGTGATGGATCTAGATATTAAAGGTGGATGGTCATATGATGGTATTTGTCATGGTATATTTACTCTAGAATCTCATCAAAATTATGCCTGCGTATCTTCTTATGGCGTTTTGTCAGAGCCGTATGGAATTGATTCTTTGGAAGAGCATAATCAAACATCATATGTTATGTATGATTCTTTAGCCTTTAGACCGCTATCATTTACAGAAGGAATTCATATCCTAAGAACACCAGCATTTAATAAAATTGTATTTCGCAGGGGCGATGACCCTGTGGAGGTTAGATCAAATTTTGGTGGCTTATCGATATATAAAATACCGCTACTAAATAATCACAAATATGGAGCAAAAGAGTGGAAAGATGGATTTGTAGACCCAGATCATGCTATTTTAAATCAAAGTATTATAGACGATGGTAACAAAATCATTCTTGATCCTAGCATGATTGTATCATATTCACAACACGCATTAATGGAGACATCATGATCAATATAGTAGCACCAATTAATCAGCTTGGATATGGTATAACCGGCTTAAATATTGTTAAGCATCTCAGTAAACTAACAGATGTTTCTCTTATATGTATTGGTCAGCCACAAGTCACTACTCAAGAAGATGCTGATATAATAAAAAAAGCTTTGCAAAATGCTAAATTTTTAGATTTTGATGCACCATGCATTAAAATATGGCATCAGCATGATATGACTCAATTTGCGGGAAGAGGAAAAAGAATAGGATTCCCCATATTTGAATTGAATAAGTTTACTAACTTAGAGAAACACCACTTGCAGTCACTAGATTCTATTTTTGTATGCTCTGATTGGGCTAAAAACATAGTACTACAAAATATTGAGTTTGATAGTTCCAATATCCATGTTATACCACTTGGCGTAGATACATCTATATTCAAAAGCTCCACAATAAATGTAAGTTATCCAACGCGATTTTTTAATTGCGGGAAGTGGGAGATTCGTAAAGGACACGATGTATTGGTTGAATTGTTTAATTCAGCATTTGATGTCGATGATAATGTAGAACTTTGGTTGATGTGCGAGAACCCATTCTGTTCACAAGAAGAAAAATTAAATTGGGAAAATACATATTATAGATCAAAATTAGGCTCTAAAATTCGTATAATCCCTAGGCAAAATACTCAGGAAGAAGTGTATAGTATTATGGCACAAACACACTGCGGAGTATTTCCTTCTAGAGCAGAAGGCTGGAATCTTGAATTATTAGAAATGATGGCGTGTGGAAAACACGTAATTACCACAAATTATTCTGCTCATACCCAATTCTGTAATTCTGAAAACTCCATGCTAGTCAGCATAGCAAACGAAGAACCAGCTAATGATAATAAATGGTTTCATGGTCAGGGAGATTGGGCAAAAATTGGCATTGAACAGTGCATTGAATTTATAAAACACATGAAAACTATTCACAACAAGCGTCAAGCTGGAGATTTAAATATCAATACTGCTGGTATTTCCACCGCACAACAATTTACTTGGGAACATTCCTCTAGAGAAATAATGAAACATGTTCTATAACTTTTTTTCTAAAAAACCAGAATCAGAACCAGTACCTGTAGAAGAAAATGAAGATATTAATACGTTAGCATCTATATCGTATTCCATTAAAAGAAATGAAACAAGTCCAGTTATTGATATAGAGCTAAATGATTATGATGATGAATCCGCTACAGCTTTGTGTAAGCTGTTAGACATTTTGTCTCAAGACAAGTGTTACATAGAGACGATAAATATGTTAAAGCTTGGATTGCTACAAGATGCACAAGAGGATTTCTTAGTTAAGGTCTTTATACACTTAGGATCGAACTCAAAAGATAAAATAATGCAACTCCATCAGCATAATTCGAAAGATGAGCCTTGTGTAAAGCCTTCCGATGTGTTAAGATAAACGCAAAGGAGTGATGTAAATGAACAAGTACAAAAAAATTGGATGGCAAAAATACGAAGATTACATTGAAAAACAATTAACTTCACCAATTCTGCACACTATTATACAAAATGTTGCTATGCAGCACATTGAGCATGACAGTGTAGAAGATGAGGATGATGATGAAGAAGAAGACTTTATATCTAATTCAAACGAGGATGAGTCAAAGCATATAATGCATCCAGCAATGATGTTACCACTAACTAGCAAATTAATGGATGATGTAGCACTATTATCTACATTTGATTGTTGGATAGGACACACAAATTTTGACATAACTAACAATATAAAGTCTATTTTAGATTCTGTACCCGGAGTAGAGGTATTAAAGGTTCTTAGCCGATATCGATTTTTTGTTGGTATCGGTCACATGTTCGATTTTGCTAAAGTAAGAAAAGATATTGAAAAAGCTATTATAGGAGATTTAGATGAATAATACTGATATAAACGAAAAAATTGAGAATGCGTTGAAAGATGAGAATATATTGAAGATTATGAACAAGGCTGCTCGTAGATTCATGAATCAGCTTGACAGGGATATAATCTACACCTGTCAAATCAATGCCTTATGGAAGACATTTCTGAATCATGAGCCATCCAAGGGTGCAAAGTTTACAACGTATCTATATAATGGAGTCTTTATAGAGTGCATGAAGGAAATTAAGTTTGCACAAAAGTCTAAAAGAACTGGTGGCAAATTACACAACAATATAGCTGAACATAGTAATCAATTTCTATTTATGGATATAATGGATGAGCTAAAGAATCCACTAGATAAAGAGATATTTCTGGACAGGCTTTCTAATATGACGATAGCGGAAATAGCCAAAAAACATAACATCAATAGAGAAAGCACTAGGCGTAAAATGCACAAAATACTGAAAAGTATTAAGCAAAAATTCATCTAAATGCGTGTATACTACTGTAGGAACCGGACTTTCAAAGGAAAAGGACATGATTAATCCATATATTTTTAAGGAGAAATTCTATGTCAACAACTACAGCAAAAGGTTCCGGTTCTACAGTTAATAATGGCGGAACAGTAGTAGGCGGTGGTAATGTTCCAGCCGGTAGCCCAATGACCAAGGTTATTGGAGTCAATGAACTCAATACTGGCAGAGAGTATGGTTCACAGGTAGCCGTAGATACGGACGGCGGTGCTTCAAATGCTGATCCTCACGGTGTAACAAAAGCAAAAACTTCTGGCACTTTTGCATATACACCAGAAAGAGGAAGCAATTTTTTAATTCGTGGTGCTGGTGATAATGCATCCAAGGTAAATAACTCTGCTTCTACTGTCTTGTCAACTCCCGGTGGCGTTAGCACACAGGGCAGCATACACAAGACTGTAGCATCTTACAGAGTTGGTTCCTACTCCAATACATCTTTCAATGTGTTGGCTAGACCAAATGGCAACGTTGTTCCCGGCTTATCAAAAGGCACTGGTGCTGGCACCCAAACAGAGTATGTTCAAATGGACGGCTCTACTGCTGCAACAGACGATGCCGCTACACCAACAAGGTCAGTTCCCGGTGAACTCACCTATATGTTTGGCAGTGTAGTTCCAAAGCAAGACGATTACAAGGCTAAGAATAGCTACGAGTCTTGATTTTAACAAATCGGCATATGAGCGTCATTTATTGGCGCTCTATGCCATATTTGGAGCCTCATGAATGATTGACTTCAAAAATCCAGAGAGCATCACACTTATTTGTAGTCTACTTGGTGGATTGGGTACATTCTTTAGCTTAATATGGGTTAAAGCAATTAAACCAACTATTAAATTATTACAAAGTCAAGATGATCTTATAAAGTCTTTACATGCAATCAAAAAAGAATTAACAACAAATGGTGGTAATAGCTTAAAAGATGCAGTAATAGAGCTTAGAAATACATGCGGCAGAATAGAGATAAGACAAAAAGTCATAGAACAAAGAACAAAAGCCGCACTACATTACAATAATGTAGCATTATTTGAAACAGATGACCAAGGAAGGCTAGTTTGGACAAATAATAGTTTTTATGAACTAACTAGTGACACTATATCCAATGTGGATGGATACGATTGGCTAAGTTATATTCACGAAGATGAGCGTGAAGAATTTTTCAATGAATTTCAGTCTTGTCTTCAAATGAATCGCAAATTTGTAAGAATTGTTAAAAACTGTGAAGATAAAGTAATTAAAGTGCTAGGTTTTCCATACAAAATAAATGATAATGCCCACGGTGGGTTCTTGGTCAGTATTTCAGAAATAAGGGAGATATAATATGTTAACTTCAAAAGCTTATAGCATGGATCTTAATGACGTTATTAATGTAGGTAAAAATGCTTTACTAGTAGGCGTAGCCGCTCTTCTAACTTATGTTGGTGAAAATATCGCTAACATCGATTTAGGGTCAGCTTCGGCATTAGTAGTGCCAGTGGTGGTTGTTCTAGTGAATAGTGCCGTAAATTGGATCAAAGATCACACTAACAAGAAGTAAGAACTATGATTTTTAACAAACCTAGAGATCTCCTAAAAGCCTATAAAGAAGGCTTCATGGGAGCGTATTGCGACCCAAAAGACACAGATAAACTTTTGGGAGAGCTTCCACACCCATTATTCGGAGCGGCTGCTCATGAATTATATGGTAGCGGCAAGGGAAAACTCGCACTCATATTTAAGAATGTTCTTAAATTTGATCCAGACTTCGGACCATGCGAAAGACAAACTACTGGAGATTGTGTTAGCCATTCTACACGAAATGCAGTAGATGTTACACGCTGTTCAGAAATCATGGGCGGTCAGCGAGAAGAATACATAACTAGGGGTGCTACAGAAGGTATATACGGCAGTAGGGGTCACGGTGGACAAGGAATGAGTTGCTCTGTGGCAGCTAGATTTGTTCACCAAAATGGTGGCATTTTACTACGCAAGCCTTACGGCGGAATAGATTTATCAGAATATGATAGCTCAAAAGGATCACGATGGGGAAGCCAAGGTGTTCCATCAGAAATTATAAAAGCCGCACAGAAACATCAAGTTAAAACTATTAGCTTAATTAATACTATAGAACAAGCTAGAGACGCTATAGCGAATGGTTATGCTATTAGTGTTTGTTCTGGTTCTGGATTTAGTTCTAGAAGAGATCAATATGGTATCGCTTCTAGGAGCGGCGGGTGGAATCATGCGATGGCATGGATAGGAATGGACGATACTCAAGAAATATATAAAGAAACATTATTTTTAGTACAAAATAGCTGGGGAGTCTGGAATAGCGGTCCAAAAAGACACGATCAGCCAGAAGGTAGTTTTTGGATTAGAGAAAGTGACGCTGCTGAAATGTTATCTGGTAATGGCTCTTGGGTTTTTAGTGATGTTGATGGATTTCCTCCAAGAAAAGTTACTTGGACAATCAGTAACGTGTTTTGAGGTAAATAATGCCTAAATATAATGTTTTTGTTGCAGCATCTTCTAATTCACAAAACCAAGCTAGCATTGGTGCTAATGCATCAGCTATCAATAATTATGTTGCTCCCAAGTTACCCAACGTAACTATACAGAACGTTGCCGCTGGATTGGATCACACTCTATTTTTAATGGACAATGGGCATGTATATGCTTGTGGTGGTAATAGCTTTGGTCAATTAGGAGATGGAACAACAACAGCAAAAAACATTGCTATTTTAGCATTCTCTGGGCAAACCTCTACGTGCGTTAGCATTGCTGCTGGAAGATCCACATCATACGCTATTACTGAGGATGGTAAACTATATGCTTGGGGAGCTAACACTTATGGTCAGTTAGGAACGGGAGATTCTATAGATAGAACAACGCCAACTAGAGTTGGAACAGCTAGTAATTGGATCAAAGTTGTTATAGCTAATGGATCAACCGCTTATCACATGTTGGCACTAAATAGTGCTGGAGAAATTTATGGATGCGGTTTAAATACTAGCGGTCAACTCGGACAGGGCGATACGGCAACAAGAAATGCATTAACGAGAATAGGAACCGATTCAAATTGGACAGATATAGCAGTTAACGAAGTAGCATCTTATGCCGTTAAATCTGATGGTACTCTATGGGCTTGCGGAGGCAATACAAATGGATCACAGGGTAATGGATTATCAACTGGAAATGTATTGACTATAACCAGAATTTCTTCTTTGGTCAATATAACAAAAGTATTTACTTGTAATTCTGGACTTGCTGCCGCACTTAATTCTAGTAATCAGCTATTTATTTGGGGTGGAACCAATAGCAATGCTGTATTAAGAACTACCGGAACTATTATTAGTGGCCCAAGTTTAATTTCTGGGTCTTGGAAATTCTTTACAGCCAACACAACATTTTCTATTGCTATAGCTACAAATGGCGACGTTTATGCCGCTGGAACTGGCGGCGCAGTAGTTGGCAGAGGGCCAAGCGGTTCTATTGTTTTTAATAGTCCTTTAGACGATATTAAAAATGCTCAATCGGCTTCTATATCCACAACGCACTCATTTATATTAGTACAACCAACACAAAAGCTTGTATACAGTGTTGGCAAAGATGCCGGAACAACTAGCAACACAACTATATCGACTCCATTATATTATGGGTATCCAAGAGCCTATTTGCCAAATAACAATATTAAGCAATTCATTGTTAATAAAAGGAATGATGCTGGCGTTAATATAACATCAGATTTCAAGATTATTTTAACGGACGATAATAAACTATATGGGTGGGGCGGAAGTGTTTATGGAGTTTTTGGTGACTATGGATATGATACCCTATTTAACCCATATAGCTCTATTCATAAAGCTCCATTTTCTTCTATATACTATAATTTTAATAATGAAGAATGGAAAAAAATTGCAGCGGGTGTTTCTCATGCTGCATACTTATCCATAGATGGAACGCTAGTACTGGCCGGTACTCAATACTATTCATCTTTGGCATATAGTACTGGTGTAGATGGTACAATACAAAATAATATATCAATAACAACAATCTTCAATGATGTTGATTGCGGCGATTTTTTTACTATTGCAATAGGTGCAAACAATAGACTATATGGATGTGGTATCAACAACTATGGTCAAGTTGGAATAGGAAGTGCCGGATCACAAGTTCAATCGATGACCCAATTATCGTCATCGGTACTATTTTCCAAAGTATCTTGCGGATTAAGTTTTACTTTTGGATTATCAGTAAATAATCAACTATATACTTGGGGTAGAAATCTTTATGGTCAGCTTGGTTTAGGAAACAATAACGATCTATATTCTCCAACATTCGTTGTTACAAACAATGATAATATAGTAGATATCGCCTGTGGCTATAATCATGGAATTGTATTAAAATCTAATGGCACAATATGGGGCTGTGGATTAAATAATGTTGGTCAATTAGGAACCGGCGTAGCCACAACATCATATACAACACTAACACAAATAGGCACCGCTTCAAACTGGGTTCAGATATTTGCTTTTGCAGATAATACAGTAGCCATCAATTCTTTAGGTGAAATTTATATTTGCGGATCCAACGCAAGCGGTCAAATTGCTACCGGATTAAATTCACCGTCCATATACAGAAATTTAACCAAAATATCGCAGCTATCTGTATCAAATCCAACAGTAAATCCCTCTACTTTCGTTGGAACAGCAGACGGCTGGTTCGGAACAGCATATGCTGATTCAAACATTCCTCTAACTACGACAACAACTACCACCACGGCGCAGCCATGTTTTATAAATAGCTTAAATACAAGTATAAGTACAAGCGGACCAACTGGTACTATATTCGTTCAAGGTGTAGGGGGTGCATCCTCAAAAACTAAAAAAACATCATTGCAAGCTATAGATGCTGGAGTTACTGCCGGTGGGTATACCAATAACACTGGCACATTAATAGTTTTTGATGGTGATCAATCTGGCTCTACATTTACTGTCAATGACCTAATAACATTCCCATTCTCTAGTCTGTCTGGCAGAGTCTCAACAACTGCTACTTATAGAGTTAGTGCGATAGTTGATATTAGCCCTATATCTTCAAATTATCCAAACACTCAAGCATTGGCCGTTGTATGTTCTGATGTTGCGACCACAACTACAACCACATCCACAACCGCCGGTCCCGGCGGATCTACAACTACTACCACAACAACAGCCGCACCAAATTATCCGCCCTATGCATATGTATCAAATGCTGACTCAAATACTATAAGTATTGTAGAAGTATCAACCGGCAATTTATTTGCCAATATTAATTTGCCGGGAAGCCCGACAAGATCATTTGTGGATGGAACTGGCAATACTGCATATGTTATCTTACAAAATAGTGGGTCATTAAATAGTTCACTGTGCATAATTAATACCAGTAATGGATCAATAAGATCTACATTAAATTTACCGTCTGGCTTTAAAGCTACATGGATATCTGTAGATACAACAAACAAAAAAGCATACATATCATCAGATTCTACTTCGTCCATATTAGTATTGAATACTATAACCGGAACTATTTCTGAAGTACTTACTTATCCAACCCCGATAAGATCTACTTTGATTGATATTCCTAATGGACTTATGTATTGCTGTGAAACTACAAGCGATACAGTTGGAGTATTTAATCTATCTTCTAAAACTAGAACAGCAACAATATCTGTTGGTGGATTCCCGTATGGTTTAGCATTAAATTCATCTACTAATAGGTTATATGTATCAAACTTCAACGCTAACAACATTAGTGTCATCAACACACTAAATAATACGGTTACTTCTACCATATCTGGTGGATCTAAGCCAATACAACTTGCAATCAATCCATCCACACAAAGGCTATATGCAGTCAATTTATCAGCTAGTGGCACAGTTACGGTTATCAATACTAGCAACGAAAGTATTGTGTCTACTATAAATATTGGATCTTATCCACAATCTATAGCTTTAGATACAACATATAATAGAGCAATTGTTACCAGCGGAGAAGATAATCAAGTTCAAATTCTGAATCTTTCTAATAATACAGTATATGGCGTTCTCAATGTTGGAAATAATCCACTATATGTTTCTATCGGTAATGTTTTAGTATCGAATACAACTACCACAACAACAACGACGGGCTTACCGGGAACAACAACAACTACGACCATAAATCCAGCGTTGGCTTGTATCCCAAGTAAACAATTTTTACGCATTCAACTCAGAAGAGGAACGAATGAAGAATTTGTTGATTCTAATTTGATCCTAGCTTCTGGCGAACCAGCGTATGCTCTAGACACAAATATTTTTAAGATCGGTGATGGCATTAGAAATTGGACGCAATTGGATCCCATCGGCGTTGATATGTCTAATCCAACCGATATATACGTTGAGCTTCAAGACATTCTAGTTGGTGGAGATAGAATATCATTCAACTATGATAACAACAATCAAAAAATTTCTATCAATTCTGCCTTAGAGCCACAAGTGTTTCAGCGTGGAGATTTTAGCCTATCTGCTAATCAAAACAATCTTAACTTAGGTATAAGTGCCGTTGTCAAAGTAATACCCAGTACAAACATAAACATTACTGGAATACTAGCTGGACAAAATAATGAAATGAAATTAATATACAATGGCGGCAATAATAATGTAACAATGATGCACAATTCATCGTCTAGTTCAGTTGGAAATAGAATCTTCAATTACACAAAACAAAATTTTATACTATCTCCAGATCATGGTGTAACTATAATATACGATAGTTCTATTCAATCTTGGAGACTATTCTAAGGGGGAAATATGTCTGTTAAAATTAAACTACGCCGTGGTACATTATCAGAGTGGGTTGCTGCTAATCCTGTTTTAAGAACTGGTGAGCCGGGATTTGAAACCGACTCTGGAAAACTCAAAATAGGTGATGGAACATCTACTTGGTCGCAGTTACCATATTTAACAGGAGAAGGTGGCGGCGAAGTTGTATTAGAAGACATCGATGATAGAGTGGCAGACCTACTCGTTGCTGGAGATAGAATCTCTCTAGATTACAATGATAACGATAACTCATTGACTATTAATTCTGACGCTACATATGACGCTGCCGTAGAATGGACAGCTAATCATACATTGGCAGACGGTACACGATACTTAGCTAATGATTTGGTTTATGTTAGTGGTAGATTATACAAAGCCAATTTTGATAATGAAAGCCTTCCAGTAACTAACACCCAGTATTGGACAGACGTTGGAGCAGGATACAGACTAAATATAGACGGTAGAGATATTCCAAATATTCCAAATATCTTTGATCAATCTTTAAACACAACCGATACAGCAACGTTTGTTGGTGTTAATTTATCTAATGGAACAGCATTGGCACAAGGTACTTTTGATAATGGAACCGGTGGCAATAGTGGAATTAGTTTAAATTGTTATGTTGGTTATGAATTAAACTGGCAGGGCGGTCACTTAAAAAGCACACCAAATGGGGGTTTAACATCCGCCAATATTTGGTGCGATTCCCCAATAGAATTTCAAGGCGCAGGCGTTGATAACATGGAAATTAATGCAACTGGCATTACTTTTCCAGATGGTACAATTCAAGTGTCTGCTGTAAGTACTATATTATCTGGCACCAATATAGATGTTATAAACAATTCCGGTGACTATACCATTAATCACAATGGTGATGCATCGGTATTAAAAACAACAGTATTCAATAAAACTGGATCTCAAATACCAAAACTAAGAGCAGTTTATATCAACGGCGGTCAAGGTGATAAACCGACCGTTACATTGGCTAGTGCTGGATCAGAAATGACCAGTAGTAAAACATATGGTATTACAGCCGAAAATATAGATCATATGGGTTCTGGCTTGGTGGTTGTGTTTGGAGCATTAACAGGAATTAATACTGATCAATTTAATCCAACCGCTCCAGCCGGAAATGTTAATGGAACAACAGTCTGGCTTAATCCAACGGTATCTGGAGGCTTAACAACAACAAAGCCATCAGCACCAAATCATGCTGTAGCACTCGGTACTATAGTGCGTACACATCAAAATGAAGGTATAATAGAAGTAAGGGTACAGAATGGTTTCGAACTAGAAGAACTTCATAATGTTGCTGTCAGTGGAGTAACAAACGGTCAATTTCTAAATTACAATTCTGCTAGTGGCTTATGGATGCCCACAAGCAGCGGAACATTCACTACCGTTGCGGCAACTAGTGGAACGTTTGCAACAGTCACAAATACAGCACGAAATATATCCACAATCAATCAGAATACTGTATCTTCATCTCAAAATGACTATAATCTAGGTACAGGACCAATGAGTAGGCTTTCGGTTTCAAATGCTGGACTTACCATAACTGGTTTTAGTGGTGCCGTTAGCGATGGAGATACTAGATTGATATTTAATGCTGGCCCATACGCTATCAACATTTCTCACGATTCCAGTTCTAGTTCTGCTGCGAATAGAATTCTTATATATTCTAGCGGAACTTTTGTGCTATATCCAAACAATGGTACAACAGTCATTTATGATAATTCAAGTCAAAGGTGGAGATTATTCTAATGTGGATTATACGCAGCAACAGGGTTGATACTTGGGACGTTACGGTTAGAACAACCGCCTCAAGTCAAACTTTTAGTATTAATCTCGCTTCTGGCTCTGGCACCAATATATCGGTAAATTGGGGAGATGGTACATCACAAACATTTAATAGCCTTGGCGTCAAAACCAAAACATATGCCAACGCTGGTGACTACACTGTTAAAATAAGTGGCAGCTTTACAAGCGGTGGTAACATAAGGCTTGGTCAAAATGCTACAGAAGCGGCCAGAGTTATAGCAGTAGGCATTGTACCATATATAGCTGGAGTCAACAGTTTTGCTAATTCCATTCGTGATTGTTCTAATTTAACTACAATTCCTAGCGCATTATTTTCTAACAATCCAGCCGTAACATCATTTTTTGGTACTTTTGCAAATTGCACAAGTTTGAGCAGCGTTCCAGTTGGATTATTTGATAACAATCAATTAGCCACTAATTTTCAACAAGTTTTTTATGGTTGTTCAGCCATTAATACTTTACCGGGTGGGCTATTTATAAATACTGCCTCAACAACGTTTCAGCAAGCATTTCAATTATGCTCATCTATAACAACACTACCAGATTTCTTATTTGCTCCTAGTGCTACAAATTTTGCTAACACTTTTCAAGCTTGCACATCGTTAAATATTATACCTTCCGCCACATTTAGTGGAAACATATATGCTACAAATTTTTCTAGTATATTTTATGGATGCACCTCTTTAACTAGTATACCCACTAATTTATTCGTTAATAATCAATTAGTTTCAACATTCCAGAGTGCTTTTTTTGGATGTTCTGCTTTATCTTCGGTTCCATCGGATATATTTAGATATACTACCGCAGTTACGACTTTTCAAGGTTTATTTACCAGTTGTACTTCCCTGACATCAATTCCGGTAGACTTGTTCAGATATAATACATTTGCTGCTAATTTTGTTAATGCATTTCTAAATGATACAATAAATACAATAGACTATAGTAGATTATTAAACGAACTCAATACATATAATCCACAAAATACTGTTACATTTCATGGTGGAAGCAGCAAATACAATAGTTCTGCAACATCAGCTAGAAGCAGCTTGATTGGCAGAGGCTGGATTATAACTGATGGAGGACTACAAGCATGATATCTATAGAATATCCACAAAATACCGTTTATTGGATTTTAACAAATGGTTCCATATTTGTAAAGGGCGAAACTCTCCCAGAACAAATTACTTCCGCAAACGATGATTGGTCCATACATTTACAAACTAATGATATTAGCGAATGGCAAAGTGAATGCGTATCATTAGGTATATGGGAAGATGAAACAACCACACCAGAAGGAGTATAATTATGCCTCTTACAACAACAGATGTAGTAACAAACGTAATCAGTGGAAATGAAACACCCAAAAATGCCACAACGGTTGTTTATTGTCAAAGAACGGGAGAATATGGTCTAGCCAATGCTACTTACGAGCAGAGCATGACCTATGGTACACTAGAAGATAAATATACAGAACGATTTTATAACAATATTGATAGTTTAAGAACAGTTGACGGTGGAACCCCATGAGCAAATATAGATACTATTTAGCTGGTTGCATAGTCAGTTTATTTGTTCTAGGATGTAATACTGAATGTTTTCTAAATCCAGAAGACATCACCAATATGTATTCATCATACGTAGAACAATGGACCAGAGAAGTTAAAACCAGTTTCGATGATGCTGAAAAAGAAGTATTTAACAAAATTCCTAAACCTGACGTTATAATTAAGCCGGATCCAGATCCAGCCAAGTGTATTTGCAAAGGAACAGGAATTATTGTACAGGGCGATGGTCATAAAACACAGTGCGAGTATCACGGGAAAAAAGAAGTCCAACAAAAAAGTGTCAATATAATTAGAAGATGAAAGGAATGATATGTTAGAGATGTATTTAAAATACGGAGCGATTGTTGCTGGAGTACTATTGGTATTGTGGAATTTTGTAGACTCAAAATACATCATTTCCAAATTATTTAAGCAAAAGACCACACCAACACCAAGTACCAAAACTGGAAACAAAGAAACGGACTTCTTAGAGATAGTTTCATTATGGTATCAACTAAAATCAAAATGTGACGAGTGCAAACTTTCTGTAGCATCCAATAAACTAGACGAGGTATTCCCTCTCCTCAATGGAGTACTTGAAGATGAAAATTAAACCAACACTATTACTAGGAGTTGCGTTAATACTTGTTGGCCTTTTTATTGGTAATGCCAAAAAAGTAGACAATAAGCTTAAACTTTTAGAAATAGATCAACCAAGTGCAGAGATTATATCCCTTGTCGAACCGATTGGTAGCCTAGTGACCAATCCAGACGATAAAGCCAAGATGGCATTGTTTAATTTCGAATTCTCTAAAAGAATATCGTCATATGACGCAGACATACAACAAGTAAACGATGTATATGTTTTAGCGGCACAAAAGTTTTTCCAAGACTCTATGGATGATAAGTATAATAATCTTGATGTGAAAATAGTAGATCTTATTAGATCAGTCACATCCGAAGAAAATCATACATTAACAGATGCGGAAAAGTTAGCATTATCGCAAAGATTTAGTGGACTATCATGGACCCTTATTAATAAGTGAATAACATGCCCTTACATCATCAAATTAAAAATATCATAGACTCCATCTTTTCAGAAGGTGGTTATAACATTCAAAAATTCAATGTTAAATTTCCATACCCTCTTGATATAAGCATCATAAAGGACAAAGATGGTAGCATTGATTTAACATTTACTAAAGCGCTACCACACGTTAGCTGGAAGAAGTTCATTACTTTATCGGCTAGAGTAGACGGGATTACCTTAAAAGAAAACGGCGGAATTCTAAAACTGAAATTTTTTCCAGATATCCCATTTGGATATGATGATGAGCCTACAAGCCTTGAAGCCCCAAGTTATGATTTTTCTTCTGTGGCTTCCGATATCAATAGCGAGTATTCTGATCCAGAACGAAGATTTTTAGCAAACAAGTGTTTGCATTACGCAAGCGAGTGGGCTACAATAGCTAGTCAAGGATGCGACTTCGCTTGTGCGTCGAGCAGCGACAAGAAGCGTTTAAAAAGAGATTGTAAAAATTTCGTAATGGAGAATATCAAAAAAGATACCGAATTGCAGGCCGGTAGTGTTGTATTGACATTCTTATTCTTTTACGTTGTATTGCCAGTTGTTTTAAAGTTTATTCTTGAGAGAGTATTCAAGAAGCTCTTTTCTTGATTATTTTCGCGGTTTCTAAAAAATCACAGAAGGATTGTATATGCAGGTTTTAAAGAGAAATGGTTCATTTGAAAAGTACAATGTCGAAAAGATTCATAAGGTAGTTGAGTGGGCGATAGGTGGAATAAATAACGTCTCTTGGTCAGACATAGAAATGAACGCCCATCTATCTTTACATGATGGGATAAGCACCAGAGATATCCACCAGATTCTAATCAAGTCAGCAAACGATCTGACTTCTCCAAGTAAACCAAACTACCAGTACGTAGCCTCTCGCCTGCTTAATATGTCTTTGCGAAAAGATCTATGGGAGAGATACGATAATCCTCCATCATTATCCGACCACATAACCAAAAATGTTAAACTTGGTATATATGATCAAAATCTATTAGATCAATGGACTAGTGATCAATTAAATGAATTGAATAATGTAGTAGATCATGATAGAGACTATCTATTTACTTATGCTGGACTACAACAACTAATAGACAAGTATTTGGTCAAGAATCGTGCAACCGGTGAAATTTATGAAACTCCTCAGTTTGCATATATGGCAATCGCCATGTCTTTGTTTCATAGCGTTGAAGAAGTAAAGGAAGCATACGAATGTTTTTCTACATTCAAAATCAATCTTCCGACTCCAATTATGGCTGGAGTAAGAACTAAGATTAAACAGTTTGCAAGTTGTGTTCTTGTGGACGTTGATGATGATCTAAATTCTATTTTTTCTAGCGTACACGCCGTTGGAAAATATACGGCACGACGGGCTGGTATCGGTCTAAACATTGGACGAATTAGGCCAATTAATTCTAGTATTCGTGGTGGAGAAGTAATTCATACTGGTCTTATCCCATACTTAAAGATATTTGAATCTACCGTCAAGGCCACAAGTCAGAATGGTATTCGCGGCGGGTCTGCCACAGTACACGTTCCCTTTTGGCATTATGAAATTGAGGACATTGTTGTTCTCAAGAATAACGCTGGCACGGATGATAACAGAGTAAGAAAACTGGACTATTCTGTACAATTCAGCAAGATTTTTTATGAAAGACTAATAAAGAACGAAGATATCACACTATTTAGTCCAGCAGAAGTTCCAGATCTATATGAAAATTTTGGTAATAATACTGCATTCAATGAACTATATGAAAGATATGAAAAATCTAGAAATATCAAGTTTAAGAAAAAGATCAACGCTAGGAAACTGGCAGAGATATTTACCAAAGAAAGATTGGAAACTGGTAGAATTTACGTTATGAACATAGATAATGCTAATGAACACGGATCTTGGGATGTTCCGGTTTATATGTCCAATCTATGTCAAGAAATTATCCATCCAACCAATCCTATAAAGTCTATCGATGACGCAGAGGGCGAAATAGGTATTTGTATTCTTTCCGCTCTAAATCTATTGGAGTTAGATACAGATGAGGATATCGAAAAGGCTTGCTCTATAGCCGTGCGTAGCCTAGAGTCAATCATAGACTATCAAGATTATCCAGTTGTTGCTGGAGAAAATTTTACTAAGAATAGAAGATCTCTTGGCATCGGAGTTACAAACTTTGCTGGATTTTTGGCAAAGAATAAACTAAAGTACGATGATCCAGAAACTCTAAAATTAGTTCACACCACTATGGAAAAGATCCAGTGGCATTTATTAAATGAATCCTGTAAGTTAGCGGAGCAATATGGACCCTGCAAGAAATTCAATGACACAAAATATGCCCAAGGTCTTTTGCCGATTGATTGGTACAAAAAAACAGTTGACGAACTAGTTAAGCCAGAGTATACTATGGATTGGGAGGCTCTACGCTCTAGGATTCAATCTTATGGGCTAAGACACTCCACTCTCACAGCTATTATGCCCTGTGAGTCCTCAAGCGTCATTCAAAACAGCACAAACGGCATAGAGCCTGTAAGAAATTTGATGTCCTATAAAAAAGCTAAAAATGGGGTTTTAAAACAACTGGTGCCAAATTATGCATCACGTAAAAACTATTATACTTTAGCTTGGGATATGGAGGACAACAAAGCTATCCTAAACATTTGTGCCACCCTGCAAAAGTTCGTGGATATGAGTATTAGCGTCAATTTGTATTACAATTATTCCCATTATCCTGACGGCAATATACCCTTGAGCATTTTAATTAAGGATCAAATTTACGGGTATAAATATGGTGTAAAGAACTTTTATTATTGTAATACGCCTGATGGAGACGGTCAAACAGAAAAATCACCTTGCGAGGGAGGTAGTTGTACTATATGAAATCTTATTCTCAATTTCAGCAAGATCTATGGGTTATGTCTTTGTTTCCAAATATTAAAGGATTTTTTATTGATATAGGTTGTTGTGATGGAGAAAGAATATCAAATACATTTTTGCTAGAACAAAATGGATGGAAAGGAATAGCAGCAGACCCATTTCCTACAAATTTTGAAAACAGAAAAAATACCATTCTAGAAAAAGTAGCTATTTTTTCAGAACAGTCTGAGGTAGTTTTTTCTAAGGCTGGCGACGTAGGTGGAATAACTTCTTGTTTAGGGGCATGGAAAAATGCTCCTCAAGTTGTTACTGCTGATAAAACCTTTCAAACAACAATTACTCTAGAATGTTTACTAGATAAACATAACGCTCCTAGATATATAGAATATTTTTCTCTGGATACAGAAGGGTCAGAATACGAAATTCTTCGATCTTTTCCATTTAATAAATATTCTTTTGGTTGTATTACAGTAGAACATAATGAAGAAGAACCAAAACGAACCAATATAAAAAATCTTTTAAAACAGCATGGGTATAATCTAGTTAAATCAGATAGAGTAGAAGATTATTTTATCAATAATTCCAGAGTATCATATGAAAACAATATTAAATAAGCATAACGTCGATTACCTTTCACAGCCACTATTTCTAGGCGAAGACTTGTCTCTACAAAGATATGACAAGTTCAAATATCCTGTATTTTTTGATCTATACAAAAAGCAGCTAGAATTTTTCTGGAGGCCAGAGGAAATAGAACTCAAAAAAGACAGAAACGATTTCAAAAATGATGACATTATGTCAGAAAATGAACGTTTCATCTTTACATCAAATCTAAAATATCAGACTATGATGGATAGTGTTATCTGCCGTGGCGTCCCTACGCTTACTCAGTATGTTTCTAATCCAGAATTAGAAGCATGTATGAACGTGTGGCAATTCTTTGAACAGATTCATAGTTATAGCTACACCTATATTATTAAAAATGTCTACAGTAACCCAAGCGATATATTGGATAGCTGTTTAACAGATAAAGAAATTCTTAAAAGAGCCAATGTGGCGATCAAAGAGTACAACGCTCTTAGAGATATAGGATATTCCGGCAAGCTTAAAGATATCAAAAAGCAGATTTACCTAACTCTAATCAGCGTTAATATTTTGGAAGCTGTTCGTTTTTATGTTTCTTTTATTTGTGCATTTGCGTTTGCTGAAAACAAAAAAATGATCGGAAATGCAGATATTATCAAATTGATCAAGAGGGACGAAGCTCTACATTTGTATAACACTCAAGAGATAATTAAAATCTTACATTCCAATGAAGAAGAGGGCTTCGTCAAAATAGCAGAAGAGTGCGAAGAGGATGCTATTGCAATGTTTGAATCGGCAGCATCAGAAGAAAAGGCTTGGTCAGAGTATCTCTTTAAAGATGGCTCTATTATTGGTCTAAATGAAAAAGTGATGGCAGAATATATTGATTGGTTATGCATGACCAGAAGAAAAAATATAGGATTGCCATACGACAAGGGGTGCAAAAATCCCATTTCTGGATGGACAGACCCTTGGATGAATAGTGAATCGGTACAAGTAGCACCACAAGAACATGAGATAACATCGTATAAAATTGGTGCTAGTAAAAATGATCTAGAGGAAGTTGACCTA